ATCTGCTGTCTTAAATCTAAAGTTGTCACAGCTCAATGCTCTTCTTGCTGAAGGTAATGAGCTATTGTCAACCAAGTGTTTAGATGCAAGCATATCCCCAGTTATGCGATCTCAAGTGTTGCTGGTAACAACACGACTTGCCACTCTGAAAGCGCGAATCAAGAAGTATCTTAATGCTACTTCTATAAGAGCACAACCTGCTGTTGTGTATTTCGTTGGAGAACCTGGTACTAGTAAGTCAATGTGGATGCAATACGCTCTCAAGCAGCATGCTGCATTGTTTGGTTTGAGTGATGACCCTATTCACCAACATAATTTGCGATGCGATGACAAGTATTGGTCAGGATTTGGAGATGGTAAGCTTTACATCAATATTGATGATATGCAGATGTTCAATCCTAAAACTGCAGGAATTGACCCCCAGATTATGCAGTTGGGACATATTATCAATAATATGGGAATGTCTCCTAATATGGCAGATTTAGCGGATAAAGCTCAGTTTTCTGTTCAAGCACAGGCAATATTTATCAGTTCTAATACACCTGGGGCTGGCCTCTTTCCTCACACTCAGGACGAGTTTGCCTTTAAGAGACGAATGAAGCATGTTTGGGAACCACATGTTCGACAGGAGTTCACTGATGAAATCGGGTGCGCGAACCAGGAAGCTTCTAAACCTGAGAATATTAACAGCGCTTACTATTTTCACCATTATCGTCCAATAAGGGGCCAGGATGTTAAACAAGTCGGTCAATGGGCTGGCTACGAAAGGTTACAGTCACCATCGGGTTCATTTAATTGGACCCCCACTGAGATGTTTGAGGAATTGAACCGATATTATCTGAGTCACGCAGCTAACCAGGAGTCTTATCTGGCTAGCTTGCAGGCAAAAGCAACTCTGTGTCCAGATTGCAATGTGTTGACAGCTGTGTGTGGGCACCAAGTTGTTTCTCCTGCTGAGGAGAAAACTGATAATGGTCCAGGTTCTGTTGTTGATTATACATTACCAACAAAACTCAAGATTGATAGTGAATTACGCGAGAAGTTCACACAGTCGGTTGCAAGCTATGGTGCTGACATTTACCATAAGTCTGTTCCATATGCCATTCCGGTCGGTACGGCTGTTATTGGTTCTTTAGTTTTGGCAAACCTGCTTTCCACAGATGAGCCAAAATTGGATTCTAATATTCAACCAACTTCTATATACAACACGTTTCAACCTGTTGTGCCAAAGATTGCCACTGCTAATACCAAGGTTCAGATGATCGATATTGTCGATAGAAATTGCTGTGATATCTACAATCGGGTTACCCCAGATAGTGATATTGAGTCGGTAAATGTTTGCCTGTATCTAGGGCAAGGTTGGTTCTGGTCATGCAATCATAGTTTCACACATGGCTCTTATGTAGCTGTCAAGTGCGATAAATCTAGGTCGTATTACCCTCAATTTGAGCAGGTTAAGGTTCACAACCTTGGCAATGATACTTGTATGTTCAGGTATTTTGGTGATAAGCCATTGGGTAAGGGTCTAGCAAAGTTCTTGTATGATGGGCCACTCCCACAGGAAGTTCACACCTATAGAAAACACTGGAAGGGTAATAAACAATCACACCCCGTTCAGATGGGTCCATATTCTGGTTCCTATTCTGACGGAGCAGAAGGTGTTATCAAGATAGAGGACCAGTATACTATGAATGTACCATCTAAGCGGGCATCTAGTGGTTCTCCGGTAGTGTTTGATATGTGCGGTCGAGGTTTTATGGTTGGTGCAATATCAGTTGGATCTGATTCGGTTAGTGTTACTGTGGCATGTAAACCAAATGTTGCTCGGATTGAGAGTATAATGTCTGAGGGCTTTAAAACCCCAGACATAGCCCCGACAACAGCTGTTAAGAAGGTTAATTGGGTATCATTCAACCACAAGGAAAAGATGTTGAGTCCACGCAATTATACCGGAAACTATACACCTGGTTCATGTAAACCTATGTATGATGCTGGCCCACGATACAGATCATCTCATGGCAAGGTTACGAAGTGTCGCAAAACTAAGCTTGCTAAGAGACTGTTGTTTCTTAATCAAGATCAGTTTGTGACACCAACTACTGGAATGAAGTTCCTTCCTGATGGTACTCGTGATTATGAGAACACTGCTAATTGGAAAGCATCTTTCTTTAATAAGAAACCTAAGATTTCTTGCTTAGATCCAACCATTACTCAGTTGGTGTTGAGGGACATGACTGAGAATATGTGCAATGTTTTCGCTGAAATGGAGGTGTTACCTTATTTTGAATTGACACTGGAGCAAGCTATCAATGGTTGTGATGGTATGGATCCTATTCATTTCAATACTTCTTTTGGTTTTCCATTCCAGGGTGCAAAATCCAAACAGTTTGAGCAAGT